AAACCATATCACCTACATTAATCATAATTTCAACTTTCTCTTTGTTACCTTTATTGTAGGTAAGCAACTGTTAATTCGCTGAGAACCATACTTTCCATCAGTGAATCAAAAACTTGGTTAAATTCTGCAACACTAAGTTTTCTGCCCTCATGCTCTTGGATGATGTCGATTTTCCCTAAGATAACCGCCCCCGCCCAATCGGTAGCCTCATCTTGAGTATCAAAGATGCGAACTTCTGGCTCAGACGTATCGGCTATTTTTAAAGAAACTTTATATTTTTTCATTTTATCTATCCTTTTGTTTGTTACCTTTAGTTTATGCCATATTGATTCGATGTTGTCAAGGGAAAACTTCTTCGAAACGCATTAAAGACATTGTGTCATCACGAACTTCACAAATTTCTCGAACGGTAAGGTTTCCATTCGCATCATCTTGAGCAAAATCAATCTGCTCTTGGATGCACTCATCAATCCAATCGGTAGCCTCATCATGAGTATCAAAGGTGCGAACTTCTGGCTCAGCCAAAGCGGCTATAGCATAAGAAACTTTATATCGAACATCACGCATATTATTAACCTTTCAATCCGTTAGTAAGACCCATCATCTCACAATACTCAGGGAACTTTTCCCACAATTCAGCGATGACTACAGACTTATCTGTGCCTTCAGTCATATAAGCTTTTTTAAGAAGTGTTTCGAATTCTTGCATAACGTACCTCATTGATTGATTACGTATACTGTATAGAATCAAAAAAAGGAGCCGTCAAGCCCCTTTTTAAGAAATATGAAATTAAATTCTCTATTCGGTTTCATTCTAAGATATTCGCAATCTTATGTGCTAGAAGTCTAAACCACATCTCATCATGTCCACGTGTAGTTTCTGCGGCTGTTCCCAACCGTATGCCACTCGTCTCTACAAAGGATCGTGGATCATTTGGAACACCATTCTTATTAACTGTAATGCCGTTATCTTCAAGCAAGTCTGCGGCTTCACGTCCACTATGCTTACTGTCACTCAAATCCATTAGGATGATATGAGAGTCTGTACCGTTCGTTTGTACTGGAATGTCACGCTGTCTAAACACGTCACACATAGCCTTAGCGTTGCGCACAACGTCTCTAGCATATGCTTCGTACTCAGGGGTATCTGCTTCAATAAAGGATTGTGCTTTAGCCGCAATGATATGCATTAAAGGACCACCTTGTGTGCCTGGGAAGATAGCACTATTAATCTTGCGAGTGTAGTCTGGGTTATCCCATAGGATGATGCCACCACGAGGTCCACGTAACGTCTTGTGTGTGGTTGATGTTACTACATCAGCGATGCCAATCGGACTGTCATAAACACCACCAGCAATCAACCCCGAATAGTGAGCCATATCAACCACAAGAAGTGCATCAACCTCATTGGCAATCTTTCTAAATTCGTGCCATTTAATCTGGCGTGGGTACGCACTTGCACCTGCAATAATCATTTTAGGTTTTACTTTAATTGCTTGTTCCATGATGGCAACGTAGTCTAACATTCCGTCTTTATCAACACCGTATGTATGAGCGTCGAACCAAGCACCAGATGTGTTCACACTAGCCCCATGTGATAAATGACCACCACTAGCCAAATCCATACCAAGAATAGTGTCGCCTGGTTTTAGAAATGCTTTGAACACCGCCATATTAGCATTAGCACCAGAGTGTGGTTGAACATTAGCAAATTTAGAACCGTACAGTTCACATAGACTATCAATAGCCAATGTTTCAATTTCGTCTGCATGGTCACATCCATTATAGTATCGCTTGCCCGGAAGACCCTCTGCGTATTTGTTAGTGAAAATACTGCCTGATAGTTCCATTACAGCATTACTAGCAAAGTTCTCACTTGCAATAAGTTCTACTGTGTTATCTTGGCGATGCTTTTCGTTTCGTAGAATTGTTTGAATTTTATAATCCATATTACTGTCGTTTTCCTTTAATTCGCTTACTGGCGTGTTATCACGTTGCCACAAACTCATATTTAGTTCCCCTTTTAACTAGCTTTTGTGATGTCTGAAATGTTGAGAGAAAACCTAGCATCAAACACCTCATCAGATTGATTGGCGTCTATACCTTCACTCAATGCTCTACTGAAACTGGCACTAATACCATCTGCCATAGATAGTCTACGACAAGCTTCGGCTGTTGGGTATCCACCAGATAAGAACACGACCTTTTCTACATTGTGGAACTCCAAAAGAGGTTTATACAAGTTTGGGGTTTCTGGTGGTGTTAGTTTGAGAATACATTTAGTTGGATGTTCGTCCAAGAACTCGTACAATTGATAGAGAAGTGCTTCTTCAACTTCTGATTTTATTGGGTGGTCGATGGGAACTTCGGGTTCAATGATTGGAACTAGATCGTAATCACCAATAGTTTCAGCAAGAGTAAACTGTTGTTTAAGTACAGGATGTACCATTCCGACACCATTAACAATACTACGCATCTTAGTTCCGTGACAGTCCATGCTGAGCGCATACTTTAACATTTGCTTTACTGGAAACTGTTTTAGAGTACCATCTTCATCACAACCACTGTCGATCTTAAGAAATGATTTGATACCTTTCGAATTCATGATGTACGCTAAACCACGTTCGACACTATCCTTGTACATGATTGCACCCCAGATATTATCGCTTGTAAAGTCTGGACTGTTCACCATCCGCAAACGCATCTTGTGAACTAAATCCATCTTATTTTCTTCTGTGTAATCTTGCCCATAGCGTTCGAGTACACCACCAGTTGAACCACCACTGTGATCCATTGCCGCTATAAATCTTCCCAATTCAAAACTCCTTATGTTGGGTTGAACACATCATTAGGGATACTGGACATTTTCTTTGTTGTGAAAAAGCCGATGTACTCTGGATACTTGATCATAAACAAACGTGCAAACAATGCTACGTAATTGTTAGAAATCTTATACTTGTCGCCAGTAGTAACAACATCAGTTTCCCAACGTACACGATTGATAATCAACCAACCACTTAGTTGCGTGTGACCTGCTTTAATGGCTTCTTTGGTGAACTGTTCAAACAATTCGAAGAATGCAGGGTTCTCTCTATGCCAGATGAACCACTTTCTGCCAAGTGTGGTTTGCATCATTTGATTGCAGTAATCTGCTTCACTAATTTCTACGAGTGTGTCGTATGGGTTCGCAGTTGTCATAATATAATCTCCTTTTAGATTTTTATTCGTAGGTTTCGCCAGTTTTGCGAAAGAAGTTCTCCGACCAGAAAGCTTTGTCATCAATCCAAATGTCGTAGTTCTCTTTCTCTCCTACGCTAAGTTCGTGGAATTTGCAACCCCACCGCATCAATTGGTCTTTAGTCAACTCATAATAATCAATACCACTTACACAACCTCTTGCAGTCATGTACTTAATAGTATGCCCATCATTGAATAACTGATTAACTCTAATAATTCTTTCTGGGATTGGAATGTGGTTCGCATAGTCTTTTTTGCCACCACTATCAGGGATAATAACTTCATGACAAATAGTACCATCGATATCGATTACGTACTTCATTTTTCATCACCCTTCTTCTTTTTGCTCTTTTTCCAATGGTAAACAATGTCTTCTTCATCTGTGCGAGTATTGTAGTCACACACTTCAACTTTGTTACCTTTAGTTTCTAGCCATTTTTGAATTAGAAGTTGGTCAGCGTTATCTGCTTGTACATCTTCCATCCGTTCGATTTCTGCGCTCGACATAGCCGAACGCAGTTTAGTGTTTTGGTCACTTACCATAAGTTTTCTGTAGCCTTTCTTGTGAAACAAATTCTGGCTCATACATGCCATTCTCGATTTCACGTTTAATAATAACGCCAGACCACCATTCTTTGTTCATCTGACCTGCCCAACCTTCGGGTGCGCCCTTGTAACAACCTGCAACTAAGCCGATTGCTCCATATGGATGTACGTCATCTCGAATTTTCATGTCACGTTTATGACTATGACCACAAGTTGCACTACCAAAACGTTTAGCTAAAATGCCAGCAGCATGGTTTACACCAGACATTGGACGATAGCCATTAGTAAAGAAGTGAGCATAACTTACACCATCATAATCATGAATAGCTGGTGCGTCATGTTCGTACTCGTGATATTCATCAAACCAGTTATCTGTACCAAGATGCTTAAAAGAAATACCGTACTTCTCCCCTTCGATACGAGGGTCCATTGAAATAGCTCTTCTAATTCTAGTTTCATGGTTTCCTTCAAAACCATAATATGCTGGACGCTTTCGCTTATTAGCTTTAAACTTAATACGCATACGATCCATTGCTTCGTTGTAGCATTCAATATCTGCTTCATAGCTTTGGCTTACGAAATTCTTCGGAGCCTTAGCTGAGTCAAAGCTGTTCAGTGATCGCATATCAGCGCCATCACCTAAATCCACAACGTAGTCAGGTTTTACGTCCCAGATCAAGTCACCCAACCAATCAAATCGCTCATTGCTGACTTGTGGGTCTGAGTGACCACATGAAAACACAACTGCTGTTTTCCCTGCCATTAGTTTTAATCTCCTTGCATAGTTTAAATTAAGTATATTGTAACACAGATATTTTAATTTGTCAAGTTTTTAATAACTCTGTGCTAGACGCCACATCAAGTATTCTTTAGACTCGATGGGTGCGTATTTTGATTCTTCGTCGCGTAGGTTATAAACCATAGTTCCTGGGGTAGGATCAACAAAGTGAGGCATGCTGTAACGGTTAAGGTGGATGTGAGTATTCACAACTCTGTGCTTAGTGCTAACGAAATAATCATTAGTCCAACGCTGAAGTAGATCACCAATGTTACAAATAACACTGTTTGGTGCGTATGGGACTGGATGCCAATCGCCATTTAAGTCTTGTACCTCAAGTCCTGGGACATCATTAATTTGCCACAAAAGAGTGATAGTACCGTAATCGCTGTGTTCGCCAATACGCATTTGACGATCTTCAAGTTCATCGTCCAATTCAAATATTGATGGGTAGTGAATAACTCGTGTTGTGTTGAAAGGTTCTTGATGTGCATCTACTAATGTAGTGCCTGATCCCAAGATAGTGTCAAACATCCCCAAAATGCGAATGGTGAGGTCATCAGCAATTTCTATACTTCTTAGTGCTGTAGATTTAAATTTCGGCATGTCATGAGGCCAAAGATGGTCACCCATGCGTGTGTCGTTATAGTTAAAACTTTCTTTAAGGTCTTTAGGTGCGGTTGGGTCAACATTTTCGTCACCAACAACGCTGTATCCTAGATTGGTATCACCCTCATATGGATACTCCATTTTTGTTTTCAAATCAAGATCGAAGAAGTATTGCATCTCATCAAACCAACAATCCATATCGTTCTGCTGTTCTTTATCCAAACCATTCGTAAAGACTGCAAAGCCAACTGTTGTATAAGCATCTTCAATCTGGCGCAATGCATCTGGGGAACTCAAATCAATAATAGGTATCATAATAATCTCCGTGTTATAGTGAAGGGGAGCCGCTAGACTCCCCTGTTATTTTATGGCATTGGCGCTTTGATGCCTTCAACGTAGAACATCATCGTGTCTAGTTGCGCACGTGTTGCAACTTCACCCTCTGCTAAGAATACTGAACCGTCTTGCTTATTAATCGGACCTGTAAAGCCAAACAATTCACCATTTGAAATAGCATCTTTAACACGTTGTGCTTCTGCTTCTACTTCTGGCGGCATGTTTGCGAATGGAGCCATTTGTACTGCGCCTTCGTTCATGTGTCCAAAGTAGTCACCAGTTGTCCATGTACCGTCAATTACTTGACCGACTTTATCAATGTAATAAGGACCCCAGTTGTCAATAGTCGCTGTCAACTGTGCTTTAGGTGCGAACTTCATCTGATCTGATGCTTGACCGAAACCAACTACGCCTTTTTCTTCAGCCGCTTGTAGTGGTGCTGGAGAGTCTGTGTGTTGTGCTACTACATCGCAACCTTGCGAAATCAATGCATTAGCCGCATCTTTCTCTTTGCCTGGATTATACCATGTGTATACCCACGCAATTGAAATTTCTACGTTTGGATTGTGCTTACGTGCGCCTAAGAAGAATGTATTAATTTCACGAATAACTTCTGGGATTGGGAATGATGCAATATAGCAAATCTTGTCTGTCTTCGTCATCATACCTGCAATAACACCTTGTACGTGTCGTGCTTGGTATAGTTTCAAACCATAGTTAGCCGCATTCTCGCTCTGCTTATAACCAGTGGCATGTTCGAATTTTACATTTGGGAATTTTTTTGCTACATTCAATACTGAATCCATGTAGCCGAAACTTGTTGCGAAGATAATGTCTGCACCATTCAAAGCCATTTGTGTCAACACACGCTCTGAGTCAGGACCTTCGCCTACTGATTCTACATAGGACGTTTCTACTTTGTCGCCATATGCTTCTTCTACTTGTTGACGTCCAATGTCATGACGGTATGTCCAACCATGATCGCCTGTTGGTCCTACGTAGATAAATCCAACTTTTACTTTGTCTGCTGTTGCTGTTGATGCTAGTCCTACAACCATAGCACCTACGATTGCCATTCTTTTCAATAAACTCATTCATTCTTCCTCTTCATTATGTAGCCATTAATAAAAAATGGGGGAAGTTGTCTCCCCCCATTGATGCTTTAGGACATCACCCCTTTAGAAACTCTGGTTCCCCACGATTGATTTCAATCTTACGAGGTTTCTTAGCTTCTGGTATTACGTTTTCCAATTTGACGGATAGGACACCATCGATAAGGTCAGCGCCATTCACAACAACTGAATCAGCTAGTGTGAAAACTCTTGAGAAGGATCGTGCAGAAATTCCACGATGAATATATTGAACATCATCTTCTGGCGTTTCTTTTTTGCCTTCAATCGTCAAAATTCCTTCTTTGATTTGAATGTCGATATCGTCATAAGTGAACCCTGCAATTGCTAACTGCAACTCATATTGATCATCATCTAGCTTTACGATGTTGTATGGTGGATATGAGGTCTGGCCTCCAGGTGACGTATCTCGCATTCTTTCGATCATTCGATCAAAACCGATTAAGAATGGATCGTTTAGAAAATCAGTTGTAATTCTACGTGTATTCATTTTGCTATCTCCTTTTATTAAGCAAGATTTAAATATGTGACCCATTAGGCATCACATGTTTATTTATAACACAGTTTATTCAGAATGTCAACTTTTTGGGCTATTTTGATACGTAAGGTTCAAAATCCATTCCATTAGCTACCATACAAGCAACACCGTTATCAAATATATGAACTAGCGTCCACGATCCAGTATCCTGATTTGTAGTGAAGACCATTTGTCCTTTTACAAGATTTTTGGATGCATGCATCTGAATTATCGAACCAGCGAATAACATAGTCTCGCCATACTTGGAAGCTTGGTTAGCCACAAATTGCATCGATGCACATTCTTGGTGTGAAATAAAAGGCGTAGCCTGTTGGGCTACAGCCCCTGTAGATAATAAAATAGTCGGTATTAAGTATTTAAGCATGAGCTTATTCTCCTGTTGAACCGAAACCCCCATCTCGCTCAGTTAATTCCATTGGCTTTGTTGTTTCTGCAATTTTTAGTTGAACAACTTTTTCAAGCATACCTTGAGCTATACGATCACCATTAGTGATCTTGACAAGACTGTCGGTGTTGTTTTGTAACATAATAAACGTCTCTAGTGTGTAATCAGAATCGATAATTCCAGTGCCATTCGACAAAGACAAACCTTTCTTCAAGGCTAATCCAGAACGAATGAATAGTTTTAAAACATGTTTCTCTGGCACGTCGAAAATTAATCCTGTGGGTACTAGTACCCTAATTCCTGGTGGTAGCTGAAATGCGTCCATCTCTGTGGATACACCCTTAACTGCTACCGCTTGTTCTTTATTCCAAGAGTTGACGCCCTTGAGCCTATCGCCATTCTTAAAACATGCTTTGATATCGAAACAGGCTGAGCCTTTTGTTGCATACTCTGGGAGTTCTGCTTTCTCATTCATTCTATAAATATTCATTTCACTTCTTTCCGATGTTATACTTAGCTTCCAAAGTCCAATTGCTTTTCTCTTTGTGAGATAAGATTTTAATTTGATTTAGTTGAGCTACTGGGTCTTGAGCTTTTTCTGTTTGTATAACAGAAACCAAGCCCCACTCTTCTAAAAGATTAACGATTGTATTTCTTCTTGATGCGTCTTCTTCGATAAAGGTATCTGTCTTACCATCTAAGATGAACAGTTCCTTAAAGTGTAGTATAGCATACCTACCTTGTTTATGCAAGATGTGACAAGTCTGGTATAGCTTTTTTTCTTTTCTTGATGAAATGCCAATTCGAGTGAGAGTTTCTTTTACCTTTAGGAAACTATCTGGTGTTGGAAGAGCAATCTCAATTCCTACACCTTTAAATAAATCTTCTGAGTTCATAATCCAAAGCACCTTTTTTTATTATTATTATGTTATGCTGATCGTCAATATCTCGACCATCGGATATATTTATCTAAATTGGCTTTTCTCTAACCCCCTGTCTGTAGTTTGGTGTGTACTTCTGACATTTGATCAGGACTTAGTGCTTTCTGGTACATTTTAGCGACTGTACGGTTGCACTGATATACTTCTTGTAGAGCATCCAAGTCTTTATCAGCATCTGGCTTGAACCACTTAGAGAAGCGTTTGCGTTTACGCAAAGCACCACGATAGTAGTCGAATTGAGCGCCACTGAATAGATTAGGACGTTGGTTCATTTCATTCGCGTGAAGAATTGTATCTTCAAAGTTAGCGAAGCCACGATTAACAATATAAGCCGTATACAGCTTCTCAGCTTGTTCTGGCACTTCATGATTATTAATGAGATCATCCTTAGAGAACGAAGCCGCATTAATAAAATCAAAGGGTGTTATTTCTTTCGGCAATTGTATTCTCCAAATCTTTTAGCATATCATTAAACGGTATAACACAGGTTGCGCAAAGTTTCAAGTCCAATTTGCCATCCTGTGTATCGACATTAACTGTGTTGATGTCTTTCTTCGCTATTCTCTTATTACATTCCCAACATATCACTTTGCTGAATAATGCATCAGCCCACTTACCCATTTTCCTTGTCTTTCATGTACTGCGCGAAACGAGCCGCCCTATCGGGTTGCTCTTCGCGTGGTTTATCTTTGACAAAAACTGTTTTGGAAACAGGTTGTACTGGTTGGATAGTTGTGCCTTTGATCTTCATTTGTAATCAGCTTCCATCATAACTTCAGACATGAATGCCACCATATTGATTTCCAAGTCAGCGCATCGCGTAGCCTTGTCCATGTAATCAGCAATAGTTACGACAAATCCTGGAAGACTGCGCAGTTCTACTTTCTGTTGTGCCATATCATAGATACGACGAAACATCTCATTCATGTCTTGATCAGAGTTCTTGGCAACCCACTTGCGTAGATTAGACCAGTCTTTTACTTTCAGCATACGGAATGCTTCTTCAAGAGACTCTTGCTTGAGGTTAACAAAGATACCTTCGTCAATACTACCAGAAGCCGCATATGATTGTAGCTCAGTTAATACTCGACGGAAATCAGGGAAGTGCTGTTCTACAACCTTAGCAACAACTTTATTGTCGAACTTAACGTTTTCTTGTTCTAAGATAGATAGAACACGTTTGTAGAATGAAGCCGCAAGTTTGGGCTTGTCAGCGCTTTCAATCGTAAAGTCAATAGCTGACATACGTGAACGCAGTGGTGCAATGATACGATTTTTGAAATTACAGGTAAAGATGAATCCACAGTTAGAAGAGTATTCCTCAATGAAATTCCGTAATGCTGGTTGAACTGCATTAGCATTAAGATAGTCTGCCTCATCAAAGATCACATACTTGCGACCACCACTAAGGGATACAGCAGATGCATATGTCGAGATGTCATACCGTAGTGTATCAATGTTTACGTTCAAAGAGCCATTCTTGACGATATAGTCACAACCCATTTCTTCTAACATGGCTTTGGCAACAGTTGTTTTACCAACACCTGGGCCACCAGACAGTAGAAGGTTTGGTACGCTATCATCTTTGATGAATTGTTGGAAGGTTGACTTTAGCTTTGGGCTAAGGATTGTATCTTCAATTTTCTGTGGACGATATTTCTCAACCCACAATACTTCGTTTGTTTTTGCATCAATTGTCATGTGTTCACCATTTCATCATATAAAAATAAGTTGTAGGTTTATAGCGAGAGCCTACATCGCTTAGTCTTAGTTAGATACTTTGTCAGCCAATGGAGCATCAGCAGGAATGTCTGCTGGAGCTTCTGATGGCAGACCACCTTCTGGTGCTTCACCTTGTGGTGCATTTTGCTGTAGGAACATCTCTAGCTTGTTGCGTAGCATACCTACACCTGCTAGTTCACGTCCTTCAATGCCACCACGGCGACTTACAACATCAATTAGTTGTACCACAGTTGCAATGTCTTGCAATGAGATTGATACAGGCTCTTGCTGTTGTTGTTGATCTTGTTCGCTCATATTAATTATCCTTTCCGATAAGTTGATTTGGTATCGATTGCCACATAGTATGTAGCATCTGGGCTTTTAAACTCAGAAATGCCTTTTGCGCATAGAGTTACGCTATAGTCTTGAGGCAATAGCTTGAGGTTATCTGTCTTGATAATAACCTTAAAGGTATCATTGGTAGTACCAATTTCAATACCATAATCATCAGCCCCTGTATCGGTGCTACTGATTGCTTTGAGGTAAATCTTACCTTCCTCACCGACAAATGCGACTTCTTGGAATTGAAGTACACCCGCCGCTTTAATTACCGATTGAAGATCATTCCATGTAACATTCACTTCAACATCTTTAGTCGGCAATTCAATCTCCTTAGTAGGAGCCGCATGAATCATAGAGATATCTGCGAATACGTATTTAGTACGCTGTTTGCCTTCAGTTACTAAGAAGTATTTATCATGAAATTCTACGTCAGGATCATTATAAAGACCCAAGATAGATAAAAAGCGTGATAAATCGTAAATACATGCCTGAGACGGAATGGTATCAGCAATCGTCGCCTTGGCAATCAAGGTTTTTTCTGGTGTAATAGTCTTAAGAGTATTCCCACCTTCCATCAAGATAGATTTGTTGATAGTGGAGAAACTCTTAAGTATTGTCAGAGTTCGTTCAGAAAATTTCATTATATAGTCTCCAAGTTTTGTTTTGTTTTATTTGTATTAACACAGCATATCACAATTTAATATGCGTGTCAAGCAATATTATGTTTTGATAGGCAACAACCCCTCATTCACAAGAAATATTTGTTAGATTGGTGATGACTTCTGATGTTGTCTCATATTGCCATTCAGTCATTCCCATCATCGAAGTTGTTAGCAAACTTTCGAGTACCCCTGCCATATATGATTCGTTATGTTCCGCAAATCGTCTGGTAGCGGATTCTTGGAGTTTGGAAATAAGTGAGTTGATTTCGGCTTTACGTGCAGATTCCTTAAAGATTGACAGATCATCATCCATTTTAACATTCCTTTGTTGCTATCTATGTCTGCACAATATCACCGTTTTCGTGGTTGTCAATCCTTTTTATAAGTTTTTTTACTAGCTGACTTATCAGCCGTTGCTGATACACCCAACGAGCCAATAGCCGCCATGTTGCCCTTGAAGATATAAGAGCCAATGTGGTTGATTTGCATCCATGGACACATCCATACTTGCATCCCAGCAGCACGTGCTTTGTGACAGAAGAAGTAGTCCTCACTCAAATAACGCTTGGTCTTTGGATCAATAATACAATCAAAGTAAGCCATGATCTCATTCGAACCATCAAAGTTTTCAGTACGGATATGATCGGGTTTATATGAGTATTCTGGATATGCTTCTTTGTATTTCTCAAAGGTTTCTCTTGGAATACACATGAAGCCTGTACCACCTTCGCCAATCTCAAGAGGCTCAGAAAGATTAAAACTAGCAAGCTTATTAATTGGATTGAAAACATAATCCGCTGTGTATTGATCCAATGCGAATGGCGTGTCTTCTGCTTTACCGATTTCAACAGCCTTCTTGACCTTTTCCCATGCAATAGTTTTCTTAGGATAAGGACCTGTCACGACATTGAACTTAGGATCAGAGACTTGGATTGCAATTAGACCTAGTACGTCACGAGGGTCAAATGCAATGTCAGAATCAATAAAGATAAGGTGTGTGCAGTCAGAGCGCATAAACTCATCTACAACGTAGTTTCTTGCCCTTTGGATTAGGCTCTCATTGAACAAGTAATAAAAACGAACATCGATACCGTTAGCGGCACACATCATAGCTAGATCAGTACACGATTTTGTATATGACCCACTACAGTTGCCACCATACATTGGCGTACCAATAAAGATTTTGTGTTTTCGAAGTTCTTCGATTGATATTTGTAGTTTCATATTTCAGTTATCTCCAAGTCATGCTCTGCCCTAGTAATAGACTGAAGGCGTAAAATATCAGCCGCTACATCATGCTTACTGTCATGGGCGTTAAAGTTGTAATTCCACTTCTCTACGTTACTAACAGGAATAAACCCATTAGGATCGATGTCAAAGTTAAATTTCGCATCAATGAATGTACGAGTGTCACGTACAGCATAATGCTTTAAGTATTGGCTCAGCAAACTTTGTTTGCCAGCATCTTCTGCAATACGGTCTAGGATAATTGGATCAAAAGTATTGCCTCTCGACCACCAACATTCAATCTTATTAGAAGAACGTAGATAATCTACAAGCTTTTCTATAAACTGACTTGCAGACAGATCATTGGCTGATGGTTTGAGGTTTTTTCTCAATTCTGGTGGTTGCGATAACCACCAATCAAGGTCACTTTTCTTGTATGCACATCCATGGTTCGTCATCTGATCCTTAATATCAAATTTAGCCTGTTCCATCCCAAGAACCAACTCCTTAAACGTATATGGGTTTTCTGTAAACCGTTTCCACTCAAATGTAGTGTAAGACACATCAATTGCAGGGATTTTTCGTGAGTTAGTACCAATAGTTTCAAAATCAAATATAAAATGGGTTGCCATTAGCATAACTCCTTTGGATGGTTGTAATTATTCATTATACCACAGAATTAGTTATCTTGCAAGCTAATTTTACTCTCAAGCATTGTAATCTCATCTTTCAGCTTAAGTTTTTCGACTTTTGCTTTCTTTGTATGCTTTTCTGGTGCTTTTTCACCTTCCAGAGCTTCAACCATGTCATGTTGTTTCTTATGTCGTTTCTTGAGTAGTGCTAAACGATATTCATCATCTTCAGTAGTCATTTATATTCCCCCCTATACAAAAAAGCTGTCTATTGTGTTGACTTTGACCGCTGACCAACCAACGGCCTCTAGTATTGCTTCGATAGGGCTTAGAAACACCTTCTCGAACTGTTTTTCATAGTCTATGTAGTTTGCTAGTTCAAACTCTGGTGGTAGCCGTTGACCAGGGAATGAAACAATGTTCTCACGGATTGGATTTGGCGACTTGAGGTAGACGTATTTAATCTTGTCACCCCCAGCAATTGGCTCATACGTTTTACCCAAGTCTTTTTTCTTCAATTCATGGTTATACAAGATACAGCCACGGACGTGCATTGGACAACCTTTCTTGTAAAGAGATACCCCATCCATATACTTAGCTAAATCTTGCGTACCACTATTACGACCAATATCTTCTGGTGGTAGGCTGTAGAATTCTTGTCTGAATTTCTCAATAAACTCTTGCACAGATTCTTCAGTACCATTCATGATAACTTCGAAAGATGCTTTTAGTTTATCACGACACACTTCGGGTGTTGAAGAACGCACAGACTCAAGACCAGTCACCGACACCTTTGGCTTATCATAGTGTACACCCTCAGAGTTCAGAGTATTCATTATATAACGCTTCTTAGCAATAAAGATGGACTTGTCTGTAATCTTCTCACGCTTCATGAACATCGCTTGGCGATACGCACCCATGTCTTTAGCAAGCTTCTCGTAACCAGCATCAATAACAGGTTCGATCTTCATCTGACAAACCTTGTCAAGGAAATCCTCACCCTTCTTACGATCAATGTCTACCGTACCAAATGCGTTCTCAACAATTGGAGCCATGTCAACATAGATAGAGTCAGTGTCGATATACACAATGTAATCTGTGTCAGTCTTAAGGATACGATTTAGGTAATCGTTCACGGACTTCTGCGCATATCGAATAGACAACTGACCAGATGTCGTAATTGCTTCTGCCATGTCGTTAATATAGTACAGGAAGTACACGTTAGCAGTTGCGCCATACAATGAGTTCATAGCAATTTTGATAGCCATCTGTGAGTTGTGTAGCTGTGTAGCTTCACGCTTCAGACGTGACTTCTCAGATGCATCAGTAGCATCTTCTAATTGCTGTTCGACTTTAAGCATGTTCTGCTTGATGACCTTACGGTTGTTATAGTATTCATCAATGATGCTAGGGATAACGCCTTTAAACTTGTTACTGAAACAAGCACCATTCGCACCAACAGACATAGATGGGTCATTATTCTGGAAACGACCTTCAAGAACCATGTCTTGTGATACTTGCTTACGCTCACTTTCTAGGTATGTCTCTGGTGACATGTTATACTGTAGCATTAGGTGTGGATACAGAGAGTTAAGATCGAACGAAACAATCCATGGGTGCATCCCAACTTTTGGGTCTTTTACATAACCCCCAACAAGTTCACCCACACGTTGACCTGGCTCACCTTTAACTGGTGGAACCTTGCCATCTTTCATCAGGCGACGATACAGTGTTGTTTCCCAAATACCAACAGTACCAAAGGCATCTTGGTAGTTTACACCACCGCCATAGGCAACAGTCATCACGAGAGACATCAAACCTGTCTCATCTTCAAACCGTTGGATCAACCAAGTGTCCTTAAGGTTATAGTCCAGATATAGCTGTGGGTTTTGCTCATACAATGCGTTTAGGTTGCCATACTCAGAGTAATCAAGTTTCTTCTCACCAAGAACGGTATAGGCAATGTGATCAAGCTTGTAGCTCTCCTGTGTGCCATACTTGTAGCCAAACTTCTTGAAAGCATCCATATAGTCAACGACAGTCATACCACTGATCTGATATGTACCTTGCATCTTGCCAAACATCTCACGCTCTTTGGGACGTACATTGCGCCATGGGCTTAAGTCTTTTACCCATTCTTCGCCAAACAAACGTATCATACGAGTAATGATATACTGAATATCAAAGTATTCTACGTTCCAACCTGTAATGATATCAGGATAGCGGTTAATCCATAGCTCTTTAAATCTCTTCAGCAAAGCTTCTTCGCTGTCAAACTTCATGAAGTGAATGTTGTCTGGGTGTAGATCAAGCAAAGTTTCGTCTTTGTCGTAATCCTTAAGACCAAGCAAGTGATAATCAGAAGACTTAGATGATTTGTAAGCAATAGACGTAATAGATTTGTCAGCAGTTTTTACATCAGGATATCCAGAAGCAATGTCAACCTCAATATCAAACGATACGATGTTGATCAGGCTTGGATCAAACTTGATTTCATTAGGATAATTTTCTTGGATGAACTGCGACACATAATTAGTGTTTCCTGCAATCTCAAGACCATGCACATCTTTATAGCGCTCTACAAACTCTTTGCCTTCTTTCATACTGTCTAATTGGTGTGGTACTAATGGCTTGTCAGTGGTAAGACTTCTGTACTTAGTATCAGTAACATCTTTCTTGCCATTCGTGAAAAGAGTTGGTTGAAACTTAACCTTCTTGCTGAACTGCTTGCCATTCTCATAGCCACGCCAAAGAATATTCTGACCATAGCGCTCAACTGATGTGTAAAATTTAGACATTGTAATCCTTGCTTGTGTTTAGACTATGATAACACAGTTATTCGGCTTCGTCAACCCATTCTTCAATCTCAACACCATTGCTGATATACGTTTCGATATAATCTGCTTCATATCCAATTTCTTCTAAAAATTCAAGCCTGTCAAAGAGATCATCTGATCGTGCTTCCCAGTCTGCCTCAAGCTTCTCTATTGCTTCTTTTGTCCATCCTGGGTGGAATACAAAGTAACTATTGCCAGAATATGTCGATTGTGTATCACACTCTTCGAAGTCACTATGGCAAAGTTCTACTTCATGATCAACGATTTGTTGTAACGTTTCCGCTTCATCTTTGTTTTTAATTGTGACCTGCAACTCACCAGACTTCCATTCGGTTTGGATATTTACGCCAAGACCCTTATCCAACAAGTCATCATCTACTGGGAGAAACACTTCTACATCCACAAAGTCCCAACGATTTTTGTTTACCAAATTATATGTTTTGCCAACTTCAATTTTCATTTTTATACTCCATCTCAGTAATTATGTCAGTACCTTCGTTATCTTTAGCGATACCTAATGCCATAGCTTGTATATCATCAATAAGTGCTTGGCAAGTTGTTTTATCATATACTTTTTCAGCTTGTTCAGAAAATTCATTACGTACTCTATGCAGAAGGATAGCTTTATCATGCATCACATTAATACGTCTGATTAGGTCTTCTATTGAATGTCTCATTCTGTTTCCTATTTTGCTATTTCACTAAAGTTCTTTACTTTCTGGAAGGTGATGTTCGAATCAAATTTATCACCGAATTGCAACCCCCTGTGAGAGATTACAAATATATTATCGTCTGCGTTTAAATTGTGTAGTTGGTCAATCAAGTTTTCAATTCCTACTGCGTCTAAAGCGCCATCTAGCGTTTCATCCAATAAAAGCAAGTTTGTTGACACACTGTTGCGTAGCTTTGCAACAGAACGCCATGCCAACATGATTGACAATGTAATACGTAGTTTCTCACCCTCAGAGAAAGACGCATACGAAAATGTGTCACGGAACCTTGACTTGATGACCTCATTAAAGTTCTCATCAAGTTGGAAGTCCACAAACAGATCAAATGCACCAAGGTACGTATTAATCAGCTTGTTCATCACTGGGATGTACTGCTTAATGATACGTGTTTTGATACCACCATCCTTTAGGATAGCCTGTACAACCAAAAGTGTTTCTTTGTCTTTGTGTAATGTTTCTTGATCAGACTTTGTAGTGCTAAGTGTTTCATTAAGATTATTCAGCTTTGTCGTGTCGATAGTCTCAACATCTTTCTCTGCTGTGTCCAATTCGTTTTTATAAGACATTAGGGCGCTTTTAGCCATCTTGATGGTAGCTCTGTGATCACCAATTTTCATATTACCATCACGGATTTGATCCTCAAGAATAGATATAGACTCAAGACGATCAGTGTATACTTTGCGCTTCACTGCTAATTTTTCTAGCCCCTCTTGCAACTCAATGATCTTTTTGTCCTTTTCAGCAACGATACTGGCTTTAAAGTCATGTTCAATACCTTGCTTGCATGTAGGGCAATCGTTATGATCATGGTAGAATGACAGTTCTTTCTTGTGATTAGCCATCGTAATCTCTATGTTGCGAGAAAGTTCATTTGCCTTATAGTCTTTGGCTTTCATCTCAGCCTTGTCAGAAATATCATCGACAATTACTTGTATAATGTCCTGAGTAGTTTCTATCCATTTCTGTGCCTCACCAATACTGTCGAGGTGACCTTTCATCTTCTCTTTGATCTTATCGACTTCTCCTGTTTTGATAGCACGGATAGATGCGTTGTGTTC